CGTATGCGAGCCGCGCGAGCGCGGCATTAATTACGCATAGAATCGGGAAACTGAGAGGCGAGCCCATTAGCTGGCCCCTCTTCTGTACAAACGATTCTTCCTCTAACCATATTCGCTGCGCACCAAGCGCCTTGTTTGCGATACGTCTAGCCACGCCTCCAAAGATGGAGTTTACAGCGTGACTGGTGGCCCACATGGCCAGGTCATTCGTAGACTGTTGGAAATCTCCCGAGACAAACCAATCCCACGTAATGGCGGAGTCACTGTACCTCGGTACTGATGATCCACCTGACCCAAGTCTCATATCGTCCGGCTTGAGAGGGTTACGGTTCATGGCTTTCGCCACGATTGATCCGTCACTCACCCCTCGCGTCAGAGAGAAGCATTCAAACTTCTTTAAGCCCCTTCGTAGGAACTTAAGATATGGAGACAGGGCCCCGTAGAGATCCGGCGTTCCCGCCGTAATTGTTCGGAGCTTCAACGGCTCGCGTATGAAATAAACCTGGCAATCAGCCAACATCTCTTCATCTATTCTACCCCACTTACTAAGCATATGCTCATAGATAGCGCGGGAATCCACGATGTACGAACGGACCTCAAGGACTTCACCTTGATAATCCACCATCCGTACTAACACTTCCTCAAGAGTACCTACATGGTCTCGAAGAAGTGCCCCCAAAATGCCACCATGGCATATTGGAGCATGAAAACCGGCGCGGCGGGAGGGCTGGAAGGGTTTCCAAGGAATCTCCTCGGTATAACCAAAGACTTCACAGGCCGTCTTTGCAATAGCATCAAGACAGCGCCACGTCATCTCCTCCAGGGGGAACTCCAGGTCTTCGCTCATTTGAGCGGAATAAGAACGACCTGCAAGTTCCACCATATCATCCTCCTCACTTGGGAAACCACGCTTAGTACCCAACAGACACGTTTCGGCTATAACGTCCGAACGAAAACTGCTCCAGGCAGCAATTGCCTGACCGAAGCAGCCAAACTTGACCGGCTGAGAACTAAGCCCCTTTCGGAGCCGTTGCTTCAACCAGAGCCTGTAGTGTTGTGTCAAGACTAGACCAGGAATGTCTAGGAGACCATCTGTGGGCGCAGAAACACCGCGCCCATACCCGGACAGCCAAACGAGGTGAGTCTTCACCTGCTTGATACCAACACCACACCAGTCAAGAACTAACCAACGAAGTGTCTGCTCAGCGAGCTCCTGCTCGCTGAAACCCTTATACCCAAACACAAAAGCATCGTCCGCCAAACAACGGACATACTGTAGTGCTCGAGTCAACCTTCTACGGATGGTGGCTCTCCACTCACCCACGGACCGACAATAGGTCAGAGGGCGTTTCGGCTGAACAGAAACTAAGATACGCTGGATGGACTTGAATCCTCTTCCGCTTCTCAGAATCTTGCCGAAATACTCCTCTGGAACTTTGATGAACTTGCCGTTAGGATCAACGGGCAACTCGTTATAGGGTGTTACCATACCCATCACGAGAGCCGAGATTGCATCATATTTGAATGCCATTCTCACGCCTTTTGGACTAAATCCACG